CTCGTGCTGCCGAAACTGGCGGACAAGGATAACCACGTCATTGATGCGTTACGGTACGCATGTGAGGGTGCGCGGCGCGCTCAGGCATCGGCAAAGCCGCAGACCGTCACCCCAATCCCGATGGCGTCGCCGTTCAGGCGCAGATAGCACGAAACATTTCTTTTGGCAACTGATAGGCGTAGACTATCGGAAATTGCTGATTGAAAGGCTCGTGCTATGACAATTTCCACCGAAGAGCGCTTGAGTAAGGTCCACGCGCGCGCAATCCAGCGTGTCAATGACGTGCAGGCCACCTATCGGGACGAGCGGCTGCAGTGTCTGCGCGACCGTCGCTTCTACTCGATAGCCGGCGCTCAGTGGGAAGGACCGCTCGGAGAACAGTTCGAGAACAAGCCACGGTTCGAGATGAACAAGATTCACCTGGCGGTGATCCGTATCATCAACGAATACCGGAACAATCGCATTGCGGTGGATTTCTCAGCCAAGGACGGATCCAGCGACGACAAGCTGGCCGAGACTTGCGATGGCCTGTACCGGGCCGACGAAAAGGACAGCGGCGCACAGGAAGCATTCGACAACTGCTTCGAGGAGGGCTCGGGCGGTGGCTTTGGAGCGCTGCGCCTGCGCACCCGGTACGAAGACGACGAGGACGACGACGACAGTCGCCAGCGTATCGAGATCGTCGGCATCACCGATGCGGACAGCTGCGTGTTCTTCGACCCCGATTCGAAGCGCTATGACAAGGCCGATGCGAAGTGGGCCATCGTCCTGACTGGCATGTCGCACGAGGCGTACAAGGAAGAATACGGCGACGACCCGGCATCCTGGCCCAAGACCATCCATCAATCCGAGTTCGACTGGTGCACCCCGGATGTCGTCTACGTGGGCGAATACTACGAGGTCGAGCAGAAAAAGGAACTGATTCACGTGTTCCGCGGCATCGCACTGAGCGACGACGAGCCGAACGAATTGAAGCTGACCGAGGAAGAACTGGCCGAGCCAGGGAAGCTTGAGGAACTGACCGCGACCGGCTTCCGCGAGGTGCGCACCAAGCGCGTGACGCGTAAGAAGGTCCATAAGTACCAACTGTCAGGATCGCGCGTGCTTGACGATGAGGGCCTGATTGCCGGCTGCTGCATCCCTGTGGTGCCCTACTACGGCAAGCGCTGGGTGGTGGATGGCGTCGAGCGCTGCATGGGCCATGTGCGCCTTGCGCGCGATGCGCAGATGCTGACCAACATGCTCATGTCCTGGCTGGCTGAGATGGCGGCGCGCTTCGACATTGAAAAGCCGATCCTGACGCCAGAACAGATCCAAGGTCACGCGCAGATGTGGGCCGACGATAACATCGCCAAGTTCCCTTACCTGCTGATCAACCCGATTACGGACGCCAACGGCCAGCAAGTAGTCGCGGGCCCGGTGGCATACACCAAGGCGCCCAACATGCCGCCGGCCATGGCTGCACTGATGCAGATCGCCGAGCAGTCGTTGCAAGACTTGCTTGGCAACCAGCAGGCCGGCGAAGAACTCCAGGCGAACGTGAGTGCCAAGGCGGTCGAGCTAATCCAGAACAAGCTCGACATGCAAACCTTCATCTATATGGACAATTTTTCGAAGACCGTGCAGCGCGTCGGCGAGGTCTGGCTATCCATGGCTAAGGAAGTCTATGTAGAGGACGGCCGGAAGATGAAGACTCTCGGCTCTGACGGCAAGACGAAAGGCACCGTCGAGCTTTACAGGCCAGTGATCGATAAAGAGACCGGCGCCCGCGTGATCGAAAACGACCTGACCAAGGCGAAATTCGACGTGTCTGTTGACGTCGGCCCGAGCAGCAGCAGCCGGCGCGCGGCGACCGTACGCGCACTCATGGGCCTGCGCACCGTGACGCAGGATCCAGAGACGATGGCCGTGCTGGACGCCATGATCATCATGAACATGGAAGGCGAAGGCCTTGGCGAGCTGCACGAATACTTCCGCAGCAAACTCGTTCGCATGGGCGTGCTCAAGCCGACCGAGGAAGAGGCTGCAGAGATGGCGAAGGAGCAGCAGAACCAGCAGCCCGACGCGAATACGCAGTTCCTGCAGGCGTCGGCAGCGAAAGCACTCTCCGATGCTCAAGCCGCGGCGGCAAAGATCGAGCTCACCGCAGCACAGGCCGACAAGACGCGTGCCGATACGGTCGTTGCCCTCGCTGGCGTCGATCAGAGCCGTGCCGAGCATGCGCTTGCAGTCGCGCAGCACTTGGACGGTCAGCAGTTGGCGCGCGAACAGATGGCGCAGCAAGCCCAGCAAGCGGAACAACAAGCACTGCCGGCGGAAGGATCGCAATAGGACGGCACATGAATACTCCCATCATGCAATAGATTTCCACAATCAATATTGCACACATGATAGTTTCAGCCTATCATCATGCCATCGGCTTCCACCGGCCTAAATCGGTGAGTTTGAAGGGGAAACGTGATGTCAATGGCAGAAAACGATGGGGCTGAGATTAGCCAGGATGACGCCGATACGGGCGTCACGGAAGGCCAAAGCACGGGTGAGACGCCCGGTGCCTCGGGAACCGCTGACGACCAGACGAGTCAAGCCGACGAAGAAGTAATCGTCACCATCGGTGAGGAATCGCCGCCCTCCAACGAAGAAGAGAACCGCGCGCCTGATTGGGTCCGCGAGTTGCGTAAAGCAGATCGGGAAAAGGCTCGCCGCATTCGCGAGCTTGAGCAGGAAAAGGCAGATCGCGAAGCAGCCCTGACACCAAAGGCCGCATTGCCGAAACCGACCCTGGCCGACTGCGACTATGACGAGGAAGCCTTCGAAAGCAAGCTGACCGCCTGGCACAAGCAGCAGGACCAGATCAAAGCGGAGCAGCAAGCCAAGGCTGACGCGGAAAAGAAGGCCGCAGAAGCATGGCAAGCCACGCTGGCGAACCACGACAAGGCGAAAGCCTCGCTCAAGGTTTCCGACTATGACGATGCCGAGGCAGTTGTCTCGGAAGTGCTCAGCGTCACCCAGCGAGCCATCATCGTTTCCGGCGCCGACAACTCCGCCATCGTCGAATACGCACTCGGCAAGAACCCGGCCAAGGCCAAGGAACTCGCTTCGATCACAGACCCCGTGAAGTTCGCCTTCGCGATCGCAAGACTGGAGACTCAATTGAAAGTTACGCCACGCAAGGCCCCACCTCCTCCCGAAAAGCAAGTGCGCGGTAGTGCGCCAGTGCTGGGTGGCGGTGATGAAACCCTGGAACGTCTGCGCGCTGAAGCTGAGAAATCTGGCGACCATTCAAAGGTCTTCGCCTACAAGCAGAAGAAGCGAGCGGCGTAAAAGAACGCCCAAACTCACGAGGCTAGACAATGGCAAACAACTTTAACAAAGAAGAGATCGTTGCGTTCGAAAACGTTCTCGAAAAGTTCAACGATCAGCTTGTGCTGTCGCGGAACGTGTCGAAATACGAGACCGATCAGGTCACGATGGAGCGCGCCAACGACACGATCTGGCGCCCGCAACCGTACATCGCGCAGTCGCACGACGGCACCGACGCAACCAACAATTTCGACGAAGCGACCCAGCTTTCCGTCCCGGCCACCATCGGCTATTCGAAGCATTCGACCGCGATCATGACCGCGACCGAGATGCGCGATGCGCTGCAAGAAGGTCGCCTTGGCGAAGCTGCTGCACAGAAGCTGTCGTCGGACGTCAACCTGTCCGTGATGACCGTCGCCGCCCTGCAAGGCACGCTGGTGGTCAAGCGCACGGCCGCAGCATCCGGCTTCGACGATCTGGCGCAGGCCGAAGCGATCTTCAACGAGCAAGGCGTCAATGCGTTCAACCGCTACATCGCCCTGTCCACTCGCGACTACAACGGCATGGCGTCGAATCTGGCTGGCCGTGGCACGATGCAGGGCAAGCCGGTTACGGCGTACGAGAAGGCATATGTCGGCCATCTGGCTAACTTCGACACGTACAAGCTCGACTACGCTACCCGCCTGACGGCAGCGGCCGGCGGCAGTGGCCTGACGATGGACACGCGCGATGCGGCGGTGAACTACTACACCCCGGTGGCGACGTCGACGGCAGCAACTGGCGAAACCTCGAACGTCGACAATCGTTACCAGACCATCACGGTCAGCTCCACGACTAACGTGGCGGCCGGCGACTGCTTCACCGTAGCAGCGCTGAACGCCGTGCACCACATCAGCAAGGGCGATACCGGCCAGCTCAAGACCTTCCGCGTGATCTCGGTCCCGTCATCGACCACGCTGGTCATCAGCCCGCCGATGATCACAGCCCAAGGCGGCACCGACGCGGAACTGCAATACCAGAACTGCGTCATCAACACCAAGGCCTCGAACTCGGCCATCGTGTTCATGAACACCGTGACCGCCTCGGTCAACCCGTTCTGGCAGAAAGACGCCATCGAGATCCTGCCGGGCCGTTATGCGGTCCCGACCGACGCTGGCACCGCTGTGCGGCGCGCGACGACCGACCAGGGCCTGGAAGTGGTGATGCAAAAGTTTTACGACATCAACACGATGAAGACCAAGTTCCGCTGGGACGTTCGCTGGGGCGTCTGCATGAAGCAGCCGGAAATGGCCGGGATCATGCTGTTCTCGCAGACATGATGGTGTTTAGCTAAACCTAAGAACGGGCGGTCTTCGGACCGCCCTTACCGCATTCGCAGCACGCACCTGAAGGAATCATCGTGGCTACCAAAATTTATGCAAACGGGAACTCGCAAGTTACCGTCGCGGCAAACGAGAAGATCGCCGTCTACAGCGAGGCCTCAGTAATTGTTTCCAAGCAGGTCGGATATCCGAACCATCCGACCACATGGAGTGTGATCCATACCACCAACCCTGGTGATCAGTACGTCTCGGACGCATTCACGGCCGCAACCGTCGTTCGCGTCGATGCCGGCCCTTCCGCCGCCTACTACAACACGGGCTCCGCGCCAACCGTGACGACGCCGCAGGCCGATATCACGGCTGCTGACGCTACGTTCACCATCACCGGCCTGAGCGACACGCAAGGCGGCTATGCCAAGGTCATCGGCGGCACCTCCAGCACCTCGGGCAATGCAGGCGGTGAAGCAGCCGTCGTCGGCGGCCAGCCTGGCGCAACCGGCGTTGGCGGCGCGGCGACTGTGGTAGCTGCTGCTGGCGGTGCGACCTCGGGCGCCGGCGGCGTGGCATCCGTGACTGGTGGCGCAGGTACTGCAGGCAACTCGGCTGGCGGCGTCGCCAAGATCGTCGGCGGTGCTGGCCAAGGTTCGGCAGCTGGCGGTGCAGCGCAAGTTACGGGCGGCGCAGGCGGCGCGACTGGCGCAGGCGGCGCGGTGGCGATCGCAGCATCTGCCGGTGGCGCAACGTCCGGTACTGGTGGCGCCGTCACGATCGCGGCAGGCGCTGGTACCGCTGGCAACGCAAGCGGCGGCACGGTTGCCATTACTGCCGGCGCGAAGAACGGTTCTGGACTTGACGGCGTGGTCTATCTACGCAGCCCGGTTTCGAAGAAAGGCGTCGTGGCAACTATGACCGACACGGCGACGATTGCTGTGTCCGCAATCCTGGCCGGCACCGTCAAGTGCACGCCGACCGCCGCCGCCACCTACACGATGCCGACCGGCGCTGTGATCGCAGCTGCACTGCCCTCTGACTTCACGACCGGCGACACGCTCGACTTCGCACTGGTGAACGTGGCGACGAACGACACCTACGACATCACCGTTGCCACGGCTGCAAGTGGCACCACGATGTACGGCAATTTGGTGGTGGAAGCCAACAGCGCAACCACGAAGATCTCGTCGGGCATCTTCCGGCTCGTGTGCTCAGGTTCGTCCACCTACGACATCTACCGCATCAGCTAAGCGATGTACAACGCGCGGGCCGGGGCAACTCGACCCGCTTACAGGAGAAGCGCATGTTCCCACGTTTGGTTTTCCGTTCGCCGGGCTCGCATCAATGCCAGGGCGGCACCTACGCATACGCCTCCATGGCCGACCAGAACGAGTTCGATGCGCATCTGGCTGACGGATGGCATGCCACGCTACCGGATGCACTCGCACCGCCGGCGCCAAAAGAAATAGCGCCACTCGATGCGCCTCCGACGCGCGACGAATTGAAGCGCAAGGCGGCCGAATTGGGCCTGATCTATGCGCCAAATATCACCGACGCGAAGCTGGCCAATATGATCGATGCTGCGTTGAAGCCAAAGGGCTGATGCCATGGGTTGGACGAAAGATCAACTCATCGATCAGGCCTTCGAAGAGATCGGTCTGGCGAGCTACGTGTTTAACATCGGCCCCGAGCAGCGGCAAGGAGCACTGCGCCGGCTTGATTCCATGATGGCGACATGGAACGCGAAAGGGATCCGCTTGGGCTACGCTCTGCCATCCAGCCCTGACGCATCCGATAGCACGCAGGATTCTGGAGTGCCTGATTCCGCCTATGAGGCTGTCTGCACAAACCTTGCTCTCAAGATTGCTCCCATGGTCGGCAAGCAGGTATCGCAAGACACCCGCAATGCCGCGAGCCAAGGCTACAACGTGCTGATGTCGCGCGCCAGCTTCCCGCCGCAGCAGCAACTACCAAACACGCTTCCGCGTGGCGCCGGCAATAAGCCCTGGCGCACTGTCAATAACCCATTCATGCCGACCCCGGCCGACCCGCTCATGGCGGCAGAGGGCGGCGACCAGATCGAATTCGAATAACCGGAGCACCGCATGTCCACCATCAATCAACTTTCCGCCGTGGATTCGGTAGTCGCTGCGGACTCGGTGCCGATCTATTCGAGCGCGAACGGCGACGCACGCAAAGCCTCGATGTCGGTGATTGCCGCCTACATCCAGTCGCTACTGACGGCAGCCGGCGGTGACGAGACTCAGTATTTCGCGCCTGCTGCTACCGGCTTTTCGGTCACGATCAACCCGACGACGGACGGCGGCAGTGTTTATCTGCTGATGACACCAGTGGCGGGCTATGCGGCGGGCACCATCGTTCTACCGGCGGTAGCCGAATGCGAGGACGGCCAGCAGGTTCTGGTGAGCTCGACGCAGTCCGTCACCACGCTGACGGTGAGTGGAAACGGAGCTACTGCAGTCAACGGCGCGCCGACCACTATGGCAGCTAACGCCTTCTTCCGCCTTCGCTTCGACGGCGTTTTTCAATCTTGGTTCAGGGTGGGGTAAAAAATCATGGCAATTCACGCACCGTTTCAGCCGCAGCGCGGCGCGAATCAAGTAGTCACCCCTGCTGCCGCATCAGCTAGCGTGACGATCAACGCGACGTGCAAATCGGTCCGTCTGGTCAATTCCGGGACCGGAATCTGCCACGTTCGTATCGGAACAGGCTCGCAGACAGCAACCACCGCTGACCTGCCGGTGCGTGCTAGCTCTGACGTCATTGTCTCCAAGGCCGACGGCGAAGATACCATCGCATACATTTCGTCGGCTGGAACGACCCTGCACATCCAGCCAGGGGAAGGCGGCATCTAATGCAGGTGCCGATCCTCAGCGGGATTGCGACTGACGGCGCACCCGACTTCAGAACAGTTTATCCGCGCAATCTCATGCCTGTGCCGAAGGACCAAGGCATAAGCAAGGGCTATTTGCGCCCTGCTGAAGGCATCGAGACGTTCGGCACTGGCCCTGGCATTGATCGTGGCGCGATAAACTGGAATGGCATCACCTATCGCGTGATGGGGTACGATCTGGTCCGCATCAACGATGATGGAACGGCGACTACTCTGGCCGCTGTGGCGGGCAGCGGCCAGGTCACGCTCGACTATTCATTTGACAGCCTGATCATCGCCTCTGGCGGCAATCTGTACTACTGGGATACTGTCCTGACTCAAGTTACCGATCCCGATCTTGGTACGGTTGTCGATGCTCTGTTTATCGATGGCTATACGATGACTACGGATGGCACATCGCTGATCGTGAACGAGCTCAATGACCGGACCTCCATCAATCCGCTGAAATACGGTAGTGCAGAGACAGATCCGGACCCGATCAAGCGGCTATTGAAGTTGCGCGAGGAAGCGCATGCGGTCGGGCGCTATACCATCGAGCAGTACAACAATATCGGTGGCAACCTGTTCCCATTCGAGCGAAACAATGGTGCGCTGATGAACCGCGGCGCCATCGGCACGCACTGCGCCTGTACTTTTTCTATGGGTGAGGATGAGGTTATCGCCTTCATGGGCGGCGGTCGGAACGAGCCGCCGGCCGTATGGGTCGGTGCGAACAGCGTCACGAGCAAGATATCGACGCGCGAGATCGACACGATTTTGCAAGGCTACACCGAAGCGGAACTCTCGCAGGCCCTGCTTGAAACGCGGTGCGACAAGAGCCATCAGCTGCTATACGTGCATTTGCCAAACGAGACCTGGGTCTATGACGCCGCGGCGTCTGCCGCCTTGCAGGAGCCAGTCTGGTTCCAACTGACATCAAGTGTGGTTGGTCTCGGCCAGTACCGCGCACGCAACTTCGTATGGTGCTACGACAAGTGGCTGTGCGGCGATCCGACCAGCGCGGCGCTGGGTCAGTTGGTCGACACGGTATCGACGCACTACGGGCAGACCATAGGCTGGGATTTCGGCACCACGATTCTCTATAACGGCGGCTTCGGCGCGATCCTCCACCAGATCGAACTGGTCGCATTGCCGGGCCGCGTAGCGCTCGGGGCGGATCCGGTCGTCTGGACGTCGTTCTCTCTGGATGGTGAGACGTGGAGCCAGGAGCGGCCATGCAGCGCAGGCAAGCAGGGGGATCGTCTGCGGCGCCTGACTTGGTTGCAGAACGGATCGATGCAGAACTGGCGTATCGAGCGCTTCCGAGGGACCAGCGACGCCCATATCGCCTTCGCACGGCTCGAAATCCAGCTGGAGCCACTTTATGCCTAAGCTCGGGCTCGACCGCCAGATCCTCGCCGGCATCACCAAGAACCATCAGGCAATCGTCGCACTTGAGCGCGTGTTCGATGCTGTCGGGTCAAGTCTTCCGGAGGCAGCCGAAGAGGCTGCGCTGGCAGCAGCGCAGGCAATCGCTGCGGCAAATATCGCTTTTGCGCGACTAGTCGAACTCAGCAATAGTCTTGAATATCT